CAGGAGCAAGAATTGAATGCCGAAGAATTATGAAGCGATTGGAAAGTTGGTGACCTACATCAACAACGGATACAGCGAAACGGATTGTCTAGCAATGGGCTACAACCAAACGGATGTCGATGCGGCTATTGAGCGAATTATTATGCACGGCAACGGCGGAATAACGTATCGCTGCAAAGAGTGTGGCTGCAAAGCGACGAGAGTCAATCAACGCAGGATGTGCAAGGCTTGCGAAATGAAGAATTCGTTGGTGGCAAAATGAAGTACCAGGAATTCATAGCTAAAAAGCGAAAGCCAGTGGAGTCTACTGGATTCAGCGTTGACGAAAACGACTTGAACAGCAATTTATTCGACTGGCAAGCGAGGATTGTGAAGTGGTCATTGATGCGTGGTAGATCGGCTATTTTTGCGGACTGCGGATTAGGGAAGACACTATGCCAATTAAACTGGGCTGAGCACGTCTATAATTACACGCAAAAGCCGATCGTCATTCATACGCCGGTTGGAGTTCGTAAGCAGACGCAACGCGAAGCGGACAAGTTTGCTATCGATTGCGAAGTCAAGGTAGTTGACGAACCGCGTGAAGTCATCAACGGCATCAACATCATCAACTATGAAAAGCTACACAAGTTTGAGGACGTAGATTTCGGCGGCGTTGTCCTTGACGAAAGCTCGGTACTTAAAGGACTGACAAGCAAGACGCGTCAGCTACTAACCGAACGATATGTTGGAATGCGATTTAAGTTGGCATGTACGGCGACTCCCGCACCAAACGATCACATGGAGCTTGGGAATCATGCGGAGTTCTTAGGGGTTTGTAATTCCGTGGACATGCTTAATCGCTTTTTCTATCACGACTCAGGCGACACTGCAAAGTGGGTACTGATGGGGCACGCTCGTAAACAATTTTGGGCGTGGGTTGCTCAATGGGCGATTTGCATTGCTAAGCCTTCAGACATAGGAGGCAGCGATAAAGGGTACGACTTGCCAGAACTTAATGTTGAGCGGCATTTCGTTTCGGTAGAAAACGAAGTAGCAACTGATGGATTTTTATTCAATGTAGCTGGCATTTCGGCTACGTCGATCCACGATGAGAAGCGACAAACGAACGAGTCGCGATGCAAGAAGGCTGCTGAACTTCTTAAGAACATTGATGGGCCTGCGATTATTTGGTGTGACACTAACTATGAAGCGGACGAATTGAAGCGAGTGATTCCAGAAGCGATAGAAGTACGCGGCACACTCAAAGACTCTGAGAAAGAACGTTTGCTATTTGGGTTTTCCAATGGTGATTATCGGGTATTGATATCCAAGGGTTCTATTGCAGGCGTCGGAATGAATTGGCAACATTGCAACAATATGATCTTCGCAGGGCTAGGTTTCTCTTTTGAAGTCTTCTACCAATCGATTCGTCGTTGTTGGAGGTTTGGCCAAACGAATGCTGTTAACGTGCACGTCATCCTGGCTGAGTCGGAATCTGCTATAAATTCGGTAGTCGCTAGAAAAGAAGCAGACTTCGACGCCATGCGATGCGGGATGTCTGAAGCGATGCGTGACGCAACTCTCGATCAATTTGGCTTGCGAGAGGGCAAGACGTTTTACAAGCCAGCAAAAAAGATGTTAGCTCCGAGTTTTATTCACAATCATATTTACAGTTAGGACAATCATGGAAGAAGTATTGGCACAGCATCAAACAGAGTCGTTCGCAATGTACAACGGTGACTGTTGCGAGTTGATTAAAAGCCTACCAGACGAGTCGGTTGGATTCAGTGTTTATTCTCCACCGTTTGCATCGCTTTATTGCTATTCTGACAGCGAACGTGACATGGGAAACTGCGAAAGCGATGAAGAGTTTTTTGAACACTACAAGTACTTGATTCAAGAGATATATCGAGTACTTAAGCCAGGGAGATTGGTGGCTGTCCACTGCATGAATCTTCCTAGTACGATTCAGCATAATGGCTATATCGGCATTCGTGACTTTCGAGGCGATGTGATCAGAAGCCACGTGCACTCTGGGTTTATTTACCATAGTGAAGTTTGCATATGGAAAGATCCAGTAACGGCAATGCAGCGGACTAAAGCATTGGGATTGCTGCATAAAACAATAGTAAAAGATTCTTCGATGAGTCGTCAGGGGATACCAGACTACGTTTGCGTTTTTCGGAAGCCAGGAAAGAATGCAGATCCCATTGAAGGTGGGTTCGATCATTACGTAGGAGATGAGTTTACAAGCACTGGAAATTATTCAATCGACGTTTGGCAACGCTACGCGTCTCCAGTTTGGATGGATATTAACCAAAGTGACACACTCAACAGAAGGACGGCACGGGACAACGACGACGCGAGGCACATATGCCCACTGCAGCTTGGTGTGATTCATCGCTGTTTGCAATTATGGAGCAAAGAAGGGGACGTAGTTTTGTCGCCGTTTGCTGGCATAGGCAGTGAAGGGTATGAGTCCATCAAGATGAATCGCAAGTTTATTGGATTTGAATTGAAGGAATCGTATTACAAGCAGGCGATTAAGAATTTGGAATTGGCTATTAAGGATCGCACCAAATCGCAAGAGATGATGTTGTTTACATGATCTCCGACGAACGCATTAAGGCAATTGAGCAAGCTGCAAGGCTATACGGTCCTGCAAATTGCTGGACAGGAACGAGCGGAACATTGGCCGCGATGATTATGGAGTTACTCAAAGAGAGGAAACAAATGAACAGACAAGCACGACTAGAAGGATCAACGCGCTGGACAAGTTATGGAGCTGCTTCATTTTTTTACGCGATCAAAGAGGAGGCTATTAAGTCCTCCAAACGTAACAGCCTGTGTGAAGCTACATGGGTGATTGAGTGCAGGGACGAAACGGAACCAGAAACAATTGATACGTTTGAAGTGCAAACGTCGATCCACGCAGAAGTTTTAAATCCAAGAAAGGGTGAATAAGAATGAGTTTGATAGTACCAGAGAATTTAGACCTGTCGAAGCTGGAAGTAGCCAGCGTCGATCTGAGTCAACAGTATTGGACACCGGAAAAGGTCGGTGAGAAGAGACGTATGTTTTTCAGTTGCGTCCAGGAACGTATCGTTCTGGATCAGAAGACTGGTGAGGATATCTTGCTTCCTTGTGCGGTGTTTGTCGAGCCGATCGATGGCGAGGTGAGAACAGTAGTGAACGGTTCGAAACGGTTGGTGGCGGTGTTTGAGAACAACGAGATACCAGTCAATACTCCTGTGCAGATCACGTACAAAGGGAAGAAGAAGAATCGGACGAATGGGAATATGTCGGATGACTGGTCTGTGGTGACTTTGAAATAAGGAGGTGAAGAATGATTGATTTAGAATCAATGAAGGAAGATGTTGCCATCGTCGATCGAGACGAAGCAGCTCGCGAAGAATGGTTATTGAAACGTGCGGGCAAGATTACTTGTAGTCGCTTCGGTGATCTCATGGGAGAGGGTAGGGAGAAGGGTGCGGCGTTTACGCAGACGGGTTACAACTACCTTCGTTTATTGGTAGCTGAGTCGCTTGGTTCGTGGTATTCGATTTCGGCTAGTGCGACGAAGTGGGGTACAGAAAACGAACCGTTAGCGATCGACGAATACCGTGCGAGAACTGGCTATGAAGTCGATTCAAGACCGTTCCAGTACTTTCACTACAACGCTTGGATTGGTGGAACTCCTGATGGGTTAGTCGGTGAAGACGGGTGCATTGAAGTCAAGTGCCCCTACGATCCATCTGTGCACGTTAAGACGCTACTCAGTCGAGAAGTGCCAAAGGAATACGACTGGCAGACGGTGGGGCATCTGTTAGTTACTGGTCGCAAGTGGTGCGACTTCGTAAGCTACGATCCTAGGATGCAGAGTCCGCAAAACTTAGTCGTGATTCGTGTCGAACGGAGCGAGCCGAGGATTGAGTTTTTGAAGTCTAGATTGATGCTGGCTATAACCGTGCTGGATGAGATGTTCGTTGCAGCCACGAAACAATCCGATGGCGTCGGAGCGTCTTGAAACGGGACGCGAAACGCTGGTGAGCACTAGAGCCGTGGTTAACTTCATTGCCGCAATCGGTGCAGCAGGGAGGCTACATCTCAGAGGAAGAGCCGTCCCTGCAATGGAGCGTGATTGGATCTCGGCACAAAGAGGGCTGCAAGCTCCGTTGCCGA